CTTTTAGGCGGTTAAACAGCAGTCTTTTACCTGCATCAACACCGACCACAAAAAGAAATGCTCTGTAACGGTTATTCTGAGAAGGTGGACCAATCAGATCTTTATTAGATACAGATGAACCCTTTGAAGAGAATACGCGTGATTTCTCACGTGCCTTAGTGTACTGGTAAACAGTATCAGTCATTGAACCGTCACCAGAATCAACTAAAGTACAAGCAATTCTCAATTCTCTGCCATCCTGAAGATGGAAGTTCTCTATCAGTAAAACGTCTAACTGTGACCAGACTTCATTCTGTTTGGTATCACCAAAGAAAACCCTATGGCAAACACCCCATGATTCAAAGTCTGCGCCCCATCCAAACACTGTAGCTTCAAGACGGTTCTGCTGAACGTCAACACCACATGTAAGCATCAGAATTTCTTTAGGAAGACCGGCTTCAGGATAGAACTCTCTTCTCTGAGCAAGCTTTTCCCATAAATTCAGATCTGCTTCATCTTCATGCCATGGTTCACCAAGCTTTAAGTTGATGAATTCCTGCAGGCCTTTTTTATCCTTCTTATGATTTGCATCAACCCATTCTTCAACGAGATCACGCAATTCAACCCATGGAGAACACAAAGAAGTTAAGTGATAACCAATGGTTCTGGCTTCAGGGTTCTTAGGAACCCACACACCAGATTCAAGCAGATAAGGATCAGGTTTTCCGTTGCCTCTTACTTTCTGATTGCAATGAGGACACTCCATCCTGATTGAATTTTCATCAAGATAACCCTGCTCATCATTTGACCAATGAACATTGCCCCACACCATTTCAAACTGCTTACCGCAATGAGGGCAGGTTACAAAGAAACCACGCTGATCCGATTTCATGAACTCTTCATAAATCGTTGGTCCATCAGCTCTCTGTTCTGTTGTAGGAGTTGAAACAAATACAATTTTTTTATTTGTAAAGTTTGTTGTTCTCTGAACTGCTAACTTTAGAGGATCGCCTTCCTGCGTTGAGCCAAATCTGTCAATTTCATCACAAAGTAGTACACGTATAGGACGAGATGCCAAGCCTGAAGGCGAATTGGAACCCACCATTGCAAGATAACCACCAGTGAAATGCTTCATACGTATAGTTGAGCTTGATTTGCGTGAACGTCCTTTATCCTCTGAAGGTGCCGCGCTCATCTTTTCTTTCAGAACTGGTGTAGCCTGAATAGTAGGATCAATACGTTCTTTAGAGAAGGCTTCTGCATTTTCAACAGTAGGTTGAACCATCATGATAGATGAAGGTTCCTGGTCCATGTAGTAACCCATCACATTCATGAGTAGTTCTGATTTAGCCACCTGAGAAGCAGCCATAATCACAACCTTTTCAACGCTGTGAGAAGTTGCCATATCCAGAGGTTCCTTCATGTAAGGAACTCTGCTTGTTCTCCATCTTCCTGGTTCTGGTGAAGTTCCAGGAGCCACAAAACGATATTGATCTGACCACTCAGATCCGGTCAGTTTTGGTCTAGGTTTTAATGTTTTTTGAAATGCCTTTGAGAATAGATTATTTAACAAAGAGTTTTTGGAGTTCTGCAAGGCAATTGTTGATTTCATCACTTATGATTTCCTCAATATCTCTTGCGGTTCTACCTTCACATACAGTAGCAATTCTTGCAGGCAGACTTGAAAACTTTGATTTGATGGCCAGACCTATCTTTTCTGCATCAGCATTGATACGGTCAATTGAATACAGCCTGCCCTCAAGCTCATCAAGCTTTAATTTTTCCTGCTTAGTCTGAACTGCAGTCATATAAGCCTTTGCTGCATTCAAAACAGCAATAGGATTATTTTCAATCTGACTGAGCCAGTTCTTATAGGTTGATTCAAAATCATCACCAACATCAATAGATGATTTAATATCTTCTATCAGTTTGGTTGCAGCCTTACGGCCTTTATTTCTTTTATTCTGATCTATTGTCTTCTGGTATTCTTTATAAGCTTCTACTGCTGCAGACAAACTCACACGTTTAGCTTCATCAATTTCAAATACACCTTTATCAATCAAAGTGCGAACCTGAGCGCGAGATACACCCAGATTTTTAGCTAAAGCTGATTGTGTAACACCATCAGAAAACGTCATTTGTTTGTCTCTTTAGAAATGCTGTTATACCAGTCAATCAAATGGTTATAGTAAGTTGCAGTAATGTCACAGTCTTTTGCAACAATCAGTTGTTCATTAAGTAATCTTTGAAGTTTTGCCTGGTCTTTTCCACTGCATTTACATTTGTCTTTTTGAACTGATCCGGAAGCTGAGGCATCTGAGGGCAGTGTTGAGTTACTGGAATCGGCAAGGTCTGACTGCAACTGCAGCAGATTAAGCTCAGTGACAACATCACTATAAAGCTTTTCAAGATCAGCAAGATCTTCCTGAGTTTCATTGAAGGTGATTTGTGTCTGCTTCTGTTGCTCATGCTCAACCTCTAACTTCTTAATAAGATTTTTGTTCTCTTCCTGAAGCGCTACCTGCTGAACCTTCAGCCTATCAACTTCTGCTTTTGCAGAGCTGAAGTGATAACCGCCTAAAAAACCAAGTACACTTGCAATAACAGCAACTGATAAATAATTTTTTATAGGATCTACAAACACGGCTATATTCCTTAAAAAATACCCTCTTCATAGCAAAGAGGGTAAAAACAAACATAAGGAGTAAATATCACGAAGCGAAATTGGCACCGGCCGAAGGAATCGAACCTTCTCCTTAATCGCTGTGATGGTTCTAGCGCTCTAAATAAAGAACACCACCCATCATGGCCGAACACGTCTGAACAGTCAGCAGCTAGATCATATGCCCCATACAATAGGCCGGTAGAGGTAGTTTTTCTCTCCAATAAGTTATTGGCAAATGGTTTAAGAAAAAATACAAAAAAGAACCTGAGCTTTTCTAGGATAGAAATAGTTTTGCTTCAGCTTTACGGCGCCTGGTCAATCCTTCAACTTCAACACCACCGGCTTTGTTAATATCCAGAAACTCTTTGGCAGCGCCTTCCTTATCTCCTGCCTTCATCTTCTTCCAGAGCTTGTAACTGACTAAAGTCTGAAGAGGTGTTAAACGCTTGCCATTCCTGAGCGCGCCCTGCAGGTTGAAAAGAAGACATACCAGAGCATCAAACATGCCCTGAGTAACTTCAATCTCATCAATGTTTAAAGCCGATTCAATCTGATACTCATATTTAGCAATATCAGCTTTTAAAAGTCTTTCCGCTTCAGCTTCAGTACAAACCATGCCTTCATATACATCTGGGGAATGATGGCCATATCCAATAGTCCATCCTTTCTCATGAGCTAAAGGCTTATATGCTTTTGTTCTGAGGCCTTCAAAATTCTGAATAAGGGCAATGGCATGAGAAGAAACGTGCATTTTAATGAATTCCTGATGTTAAATAGTTAACTGCCAAAATACCTGCAATGTTGCAGATGCCATAAACAAGAAATGGAATACCTAAAGCAATGCTTAAAAATGCCCAGAAAAATTCTGCAGAGAAACAAAACGGAATCAGCCATAGTGATATATATCGTTTATGTTTATTGCTCATTTTTCTTCTCCACTTTATCTATCCCATATCTTTTAGCAATCCAGTCTAAAACTCTGCCAATACCGAAAAGACCTATCATCACACCGTAAGGAATTGCATCCCACGGTTCAAAACGCTCAGGAAAATATCTGTAGCCTAACCAACAAATGGCCATGGCTCCAATTCCTGAAATTAGTGCGTAATAGATACGTCTTTCAAATTCAGGTGGTTTTTTAAAGAAGGAACTAACTAAAAATGAAGTTACTCCACATGCCATGCCACCTAAACCGAAAAGCGTTACTTCTGAGGGCAACATGACTTAATCTCCAGAAAAAGAAAAAGCCTCTCAAATTATCTGAGAGGCCTTAGTACCACCTAATCACAGTTTGCCACTGTATTGTCTATAAGTATGGAACATAAAAACGATCTAAAAACGATCTAAAAACGATCTATTTCTAAAACGCTCATAGAATGATTTTAATATCTTAATGGTACAGTTACCTATTTTTATAAAAGAAACGCTTCTGAGGTGCCTTAAAATTGAAAATAGAGGGTATTTTTAATAGAGGGTATATAGAGATAATGGCAGCCATATTTTAAAAATCTATTCAGCTAGACGAATTTCGGGCGCCTTGCCACC